ATGAATGGCGCTAAGGTCAGATTCGCTACGCGGCTTAATCTTCCTAAAAACAAAATCAACATTCTGACCACTCAGTTCCGCAAGAAGCTTCGCCAAAAACCATATCTTGCGCCTATCTTCCATCGAAACCCTAACAGACTGAATCTTCTCAATCTCACGCCATAGACCTTTGATGCTATCAGGGAGAGTTCGACTTGACATTATTCAGCCTTTTCCTGCGCCTTCAACGCTGCCAAAGCCTTCTTAATCTCATCCAAATCACTCAGCTTTTTCGGACGCAAAGACAACCCTAACAATTTAGCAGTCAACTTCATGTACTGCAAACTCAACTTCTCCTTACCTTGCGTTGCAAATTTCTGAGCCAAAGCGAAGCATTCAGCCGCGAAGATCCTGCAAACCTCATCCCGAGCCGCAAAAGATTCAGCCTTAACAAAGTCTTTCTTCTTCAATTTCCGCGTTATACGACAGAAAACACGCCTGTAACCCTCATCACCCACATGATAAAAAAAAGAATTCTTTTTTTTCATGTTCACCTACCCTCAATTTTAACGCTGAAAACTCGTTTGCGACCCTGCTTCTCTTTCTCCGCAAGGCCCATTCTAAAAAGCTCGTTAAGATGCATGCTTTCTACTGCGCGAGCTCGCCCGGTGACCTCGGAGATCTGCTCAGCCGACGCCGGAACATTAAAGGTTTTGAGAGCATTGTAAGTTGTCTGTATGCTGACGGAAAGGTAAACGGTCTGCAGAGGCGGTGGCGCTTTAACTTGTTGAGTAAGCGCAGAGACTTTATCATCAACATTTTCAACTTTCCGCATGATCGCCTCAAACAGCAACCTAACACGATAATAAGGGCCACCCATTCAGCTCTTCGACCCCACAAATATGCCCATAACCGTTCCACTGAGGCCGGTAATCGCCGCGAATATCTCACTGTTCCATGTACGTAGTATAGCCAAATGCGCGATCTCAACAGCGCTTAAGCATACAAGCATGGCGATAGCGAATTTTACCACGTACACAAGCTTCTCGTTAGGCTCAGAAATAATAACAGTACTACGAGTACGCTTCACTTTCCTCGTTAGCGCTCGCCTAACCCAATCATCACTCATCATTTCTCACCCGCACAACATTCCGCCTATCAGGCTGAACCGTATATTTACGCAGAAAAACGGTAGGAGTAGCATGTTTTGCTATAATCTCTACATTCTGAATTAGCGTTAGCGGAATACGCGTAGCCTCCCATTCATGGTCACTTCTCACGTAGTGCTTACCCAACAAAAGATGTTTAGGCGAGCCTTCAACGCCGAGAAATATACCCCACTCATCCACAAGACACTCGGGCTTCTTATGCTCTGACAAGGGACCGCGAGCGTCGCTAGCGTCGAACCAGGAGGTCCTAATGTAATCGCCTTTCTCGAAGCCCAGCATTTGCTTCAAAACTCGCTTATTCATTAGATCAACCTCGCAATCTTGTGCCTACTGACATGGTCGATTTTGCTGCGCAAAGCGTACACGTAATCAGCCAAGAGCGGAACCTCACGCCCCAGCTCCAAAGTGATCTCAAGCGTTTGGGATTCCGCGTCGACCAAATACTCAACGCTCAGAATGCAGAAATCGGCGTTCACGTTCTCGTTGGGCAGAATAACGTTGATTTTGTCTCCAGCCAAAAGCGGTGTGGTACCATAATCGATAACTGTGCTACGGATTGTAAGGTATTCTGCAGGATCCTTCAAATTGGCAAGGATCGCCTTCGCTCGTAACATGCACTCGTTATCAGAGTATAGCTCCTCGTCAGTGTCAACGAGCATGCGGAGGCCATAAGTGGTTTGGCTTGCGGTATTCTCTTGCATCGAGCTATAACGGCGACCCCCAAAGAATAGATTGTCAATCCAGAAGCTACCGGTGCCCGTTCCAGCAAACCAGCATGTGATTTTGACTTGCTTGACCTGAGTCCAGTCGAAGCCGCTTTGCACCTGCCAATTATCAGCATTTGCAGACCCAACTTTGATTTGCTTCTGGAACCACTTGTTGTTTGGTCCAATCGAATATTCGTGAGATGCAATTCTGCTTGAGGTATCAAAGAGGTCTATCGTAACGTTTCCGTCAAATGTGCTGTCTCGGGCTATGACAATGTTCAATATAGGATACAAATTCGCGTTAACTTCCTTGCCAGAATTGAGCGTAAGGAGAGCGCTACCATAATAGAGGTTCTGCGCATATAGTTTGATGCTTGCGGAACCCTTCATTTTCGTGCCCGTATCGAGGCTAACAGTGCCCGACGTTGCGCTCCAAGCGCCATCCGTGGGCGTGAGGCTTTCAGTCCACGCATCCTTATCGCTTGGCACACTTTTATCGGCTACGCCGTAGATCGTGACCTTGTTTCGCACCCTGAAAATGTCCTTGCGATACTCGCTATACTCAATCTTCTCGCTCAAACTCACGGAGCTGCTCTTGCTGTTTCTTGGGAAAAACTCGGCCTTGCCATCCGGGGCTATGCGAAAATCATAGCCGATAACGCCCGCATTATCGCTCGCGGCAGCGATCGCCCGGATGATATCCCACACGGGCGTGTTCTCGTATTCAAGAAGCGTAAAAGTTGTGCTCGTGTTCTCCACGAGCTCCACAGAATTGCGAACATGACTAAGCCCAGAGTAATAATCCAACAGGTCCTTAATGATCGCTTCGCCTTTCTGGCTGGCGTATATTTTGGTTAGGACCTGGCGGAAGAGCTTCTCGCCCCAGCATCGACCGCTTACGCGAACATAACTCTCGCTGGGACTAGACTCGTACTTGACACTCTCGGTTCTCGTAGTAATGATCTGCGGAACATTCGTTCCACGACCAATGCAAATGTAGCCATCCTGACCCACGCTAAGCGGATAAGTCCCTCCGGGACTGTACTTCGCATTCCAGTTCTGCAGGAGAAGCTCCCAACTGCTAACCTCTTTCGTGGCGCCAAGATGTACTCTGGCTTCGACCACGTCGCCCTGAGAAATCCCATGGGGGCCTAGGGCAATAGTAAGTTTCGGAATCTCAACACTCAACGCTTACTCGACTCCTTGACGATACAGATCCGCCTCGCCCGCACGCTGAATACCACGAGTACGAGAAGGCACTTCCCCAGCAGCCGAATTAAAACTCTGCACACTCGATGTGGCCGCATTCATACTATTCGCAAAACTCCACATCGCAACGGCAGCCGCAACAATTACTGCAATGCCCACGCCCGTCAAAGCCAAAAACGTCCCGTAGCTTATGTTTAAAGCGTTCTGAGCTGCTGTGGCGATCCAGCAGGCAGCGGCGTAAACTCCATGCGCCACTGCACTAATACCTAACCTAACTGCATGCAACGTTTGAGATATTATGCCCGTTTGCGTAGCAGTATTCTGAGCAACTTGAGCGGTCACTGCCCCAGTCGTGGACACAGCTAAAGTAGTTTGGGTTACAGCGCCAGTCCCAACAGCGACGTTGTGAGCGGTCTGAGTAGCTGTTGTTGTCGCCAAAATCGCTTTCAAACTCGTCATTAAGCGCACTACCGAGAATATTTGCATGACAGTGCGACCCGTTTGCGAATCAAGAGCTCCGAAAGCCATGCCTAAACTCAAAACGTCAGCCGATATTGTGCGGAATACGCCCATTGTGCGGTTTTCAGCGCGAACAGCAATACTGATCTCACGCATTGCGCTCATAAGCCCGCCTCCGCTTTAGCTGCATCAATCGCTTCGAGAATTATTTGCTCAAGCCTTAGCAAGTGCTCTTGAATTGCTGGGTAGAGGTATGGGCGAGCTTGCATGTGCCTTGTCCCCAATTCCACGAAAAGCGCGTAAGTAGCCTCAGCCCCAATCTCCGCAACCCAATCCCTAATCTTGGCGTAAATTGTGCTTCGCAAATATCCTGTCTTCACTGGAACAAGATGCATAGCTTCAGCCTTAACGTCAGCAGCCCAGCTTGCAAGATAACGGTAGACCTGATTCTGTAAGGCGCCGTCAAACTTCAGCATCGCCGCTTGAAATTCTTCAATACCTTCGACATCTACTGCGATTGCTACCGTCTTTTAGCCTCCTTTTCCGCCTTTTGACGTTCTTCCTCCGCCATCTGATCCATCACGTTCAGGATGGCACAGAACTCTTGGATTGTTCGGGCTGGCTGCTTTGCGAGCTGAGTTGGGGTCCATCCGAACTCTTTGCAAAGCCGAAACTCTGAAAGAGCAGGATGCGGCTTTCCTCGTCTAATCGTTCTAATAAAAAACGGAGGTCCTCGTGACTCATGCCATTGAGCCTGTTGGTAACCTTCGAGAATAATTCTCCGAGTTCTATCGGAATGCCATCCTCTTCGCTTAGAAGCTTCTCAAGTGTTATTGGTTTAGATTCAGGTTGACCGTGTAAACTTGCCATAATGGTTTCTGCTTGTATAGCGATGAAGTCGCTGCTTTCAACTTCCCCGGAGACTCTGCTGTACTTCGTGTACTTCTGGATTATGCGGTTCCGCTTCGCCCACGTGATTTCTTTGAAAACGTATTTGCCCTGGTATTCTTTGCCGAATCTCTCATCAATCTCAAAGGATTCTTCGTTCATTCTTTTACTCTCTCCAAAACCCTCAAACGATTTTCGATTGCAGTTTCCAAATCCGCTAGGAAAGTATCCTGCAGATGCTTCGGTAACTTGCTGATCCGCTCTGAATAGCGACCCCACATAGCGCCCACGCAAATCAGAACCTTAATCTCAGCTTCAGAGATCACTCGCAGCCCTCCTAGGTGGCATTGATCGAAACAGGTCCTTTAGCAACAAACGGCGCCTTTAGTGAGATCAGGTCTTCCATCTTGCTCGGAATCGAAACGTTATCCCATTTGCAGTAGGAAAAGACAGCTTTGCATGTGCCTCCAAGCCCAAACTCAAGCGTAAACTCCGTATCGGCAAGAATCTCGTCAGCCTCGGTTTTGCTTTCAAACTCGAAAGTTAATTCTCCAGAGAGAACCCGATGGCGGAAAGGCAAATACTTCAACAAATGGCCACTGCTCGAACGGATAACAGGCACTCTTTTCAGGTTGTTTTCTATGTCAAATTTCCAGTCAGTAACGCGGTCAAGAACTGTGGTATCTTTCTTGACATAAGTCTCGTGGAAAGCCACAGCACCCGCGTGATCCCCATAGGTGGCTCCTGTTATTTTCGCTGTTCCAGTAGCAATATCTAAGCCCTGAAACTCCGCAATAGCCCTAATCACATCTTCAATGCTGCATTGCACAGAAACCTTATGGAACTTCATCCCAGTGAATAGCAGCGAAATTATGTCTGTGGCACTAGCGAATATGCCCTTGTAGTAAAGCACTTGTATGCTGAGGCTCTTGTTCAGATCCATCTTGGCCCACTGCAGAAGCGCAATAGGCGCCTCAGAAGGTAACGGATAGCCAACCTTAAGCCCTACTTGTCTAAGCCCTTTCTTGATTACCTGCAGGTCGTAGTTTCCTGCTCCTCTCAGTTTTATGTTACCTGGGTCGATGCTGGGTTCAATCTGATCCGCTGGAACGCTGAGCATCGCTGGATTTGTCGGCGTAGTTCCGAAAGTGTCCTCCGCAACGTAATAGACGCGCTCTTCGTTCGAACCGTATGTTTCAACCATTTTTTTCTTATTCCTCCATTACCCTGAAACCGTCTCAAACAACCATCCTTTCAAAACGAATTCAATCTTGAAGAGAAACGGCTTGACGTCCACGACGTCGACAGGCTTGTAATTCACGACGTCGCAGTAAGTGATCCCGTAAACCTGAATCGTCAACTGAACAAAATCGCAGTAAACGACAGCTGGCGTGGTGCCATTGCTTGGATTCGTTGTTCTGGCCAGAAGCCACACGTAGCCGCTTGAATCAATGAAGTTAAGCCAATCAGCCAAAAGCGTGATCGTTATTGTTTCGTCTCCGCTGCCCGTTCCAGTTTGAGCTTGCTGCCACGCAGAGGCAACATGATTCCAGACTTTTACCGTTATACCGTTCCCAACGGGCGCCGTGCCATAACCCTCAAAACTCAACACGATCTTCTTGACGCATTGCTCCCTTGGGCCTATCTTAAACCTAAAAAGCATCATTGCATACTGATTGTTCACATTGTGGCTTTTGGAAAAGCGATCATCATCACTGTACCAAATATTCTGATATTCGAGAGTCGATAATTCAGCCCACGATGTGCTTGACGGCGCCAGTTCCGAGGCTGCACCAGCAGCGAACGCCTTATGCGGATCACCAGACGGATACCCGAGACCAGCAAAGTTATAGGCGGTCTGATAGGGCAAGGTCCTGTTCTCCCGAATAATCGCCTTAACCTGTGCGGTGACCTTGTTGCGCATCACTCGCCCTAGATCTGCGCCTGGCACAGAAGGCTTATCGACCGAATGCGCTGTCAACCTGAAATAGTACATCTGACGCCTAAGACGCCCAGCCAACTCAAGCTTCTGGTCCTGAACACCCAGGTTTGGGTCAACCGCTAAAGTGATCTGCGAATCGTACTCCTTTAGCAGGAGCTCCCGATCAAACGCTGCCTCTGAAGCCAGAATCTTCGCAGCGTTCCCATCATCCTTCGTGACACGTATCCTCGTAGTGATCAACCTCAAAAGAGTAGTAACCGGGTCCTCTAGCTCGCTCAAGCAATCAGCCTCCGCGCAGCGCTCTTGAAGTAAAACCGCTGATTCGCGTAAGTGAAAGGCGTCACAGTCTGAACCTCATAGTCTTCACCTTGACGCCTGATTTTGTCGTGGCTGCGCACTGGCAAGAACGTGTAAAACGCCAGATAGTCATCCAGGTAGTATCCTGGCTCGATTAGGACTTGCTCAGCTCGCAAAGGTGAAATCACAGCTAACACATCCAAAGGCTCGCCATAACTTACAATCTCCACGGCCTGACGGACAGGATAAAGCAGAACCGCTTCGCCCTTGCTGTTAAGAATCCTTGTGAATTGCGTTGAAGGCTCCTCGTAGTTTAGGAACATCCTTGCCAACCATGTAACATTAGCCATAGCCTTCGCAGGCGTCACAGGACTAAAATCTGTGAATAGAGGACCCCAATTCAAAAACTCGTCGCTGTACTTTGCAACGACGTCGTGAGCCAATTTGAAGCTTGGCGGGTCTCTTTCCCTGCGGATTTTCCACAGGATTCCTGTTGTGATTGCATCATAGTAGGGGCAGGCTGGGAATCTTGTCACAACGTCAAGGTAGCCTGGCCAGCAGATTTCAGGCCAATAAGCTGGATATTGCCCGCTCGCCCTTATGCTCTGCACAAAATTGTAGACCCTCTGGCAGCTGGGGCTCCAAGATTCGTAGTAATACAAGCCCAGCAACGCGAAGCTGATCGGGTCATCGTAAACTTCAGTGTTATTCAAACCTACACGGTGCCAAGCGCCATCTCCCGAAGGCAAAGGGTCAAAATATAGCCATAACGCTTCGATTCCATCACGCAAGAACGCAACCGCATCACTCATCATCGTGTTATATCTGGAGGCATTCGCCGAATCGTAAGTGTCAGCCAGCATCTTCAAACCGATAAGGTCATAGAGATCCTCGACAGCCATGTGCTGACTCCAAGCATCCGTAAGCGTCACGTACTTCGCGAAGCCGCCATAATAGCGGTCGTGAACGCCCAGGATCACGGGCTGCTGCTGCATGTTATAAAGGAAAGTGTAGCCCGCAAGCTTAGCGGCATCCAAATAATCCGCGTCTAAAGTTAAAGCATACGCCTTTAGCAAGGCTGGTATGGCTCTTCCAGCGTCAATACTCCAATATTCACTCGCAGACTCGCCGTTCTTGAAGCCGCCATAAGCCTTCTTGCCGACGTCAACGCACTGCTGAGTCAAAAGCCAATCCGCAAGACTCACAATCTTAGCCAAAATTTCAGATTGCTTGGAGACAAATTGTGAAGCAGAATATGCCTCATACAGAAATTCTACTGCGAAAGCAGCCGCAAAGGTCCCACGCATAAACGCGGGATCAGGACCCTCAACCAAGCCGTCCTTAGATACGTAGTATGTGTAGGCAAGATTGTTCTTCATCGTCACAACATTGCCCACGACGCTGTCGACTTCGTTCCACTCGTTGTGAGCATCGTCTTTTATTTCGACGGGAAAGCCAGTTTGAAACTTGGAACCATCCGAGACGGTGACGTTTTTCTGCCCAGCAGCCGCATCAGCAGCCACAGCAGACGGAACAACGTAGAAGAAAGGCGCATAATGCATTACAAACTCGTAGTAAGCATCGGGAACAGTGCTTATGGCTATGCACTCCCCACATACGGCGCCTTCAAACCATTCAGAATCCTCTCGAATTCGCCTTGCAACACTTCCAAACTTGGCGTCTTAGCCAAAACTGGAGTATTGCTTAAATCGCCAACACTGAAACTCAAGCCAACTGCTGAACCGCCACTCAAGTAACAAATCGCATAGATAGCGGCCAAGACCGTTATGGCTTCTTTCTGGGCGTCAGTGCAGTTTGCATAATCTATCTCTGCATTGAGCTCAAGCTCTAGGGCAACCTCAGCACGCTTGATCATCTTCAAAACTTTGGCATCAGCGATATCGGTATTGCTAATGTTAAGCACGTCTCTGACGTCGTCAACGGTTACGTTTGCCAACCAAGTTAACCCCGAAGGGCATATAGTTAATATTACGATACGAGCGATGGCACTTAAGCAATTCCGCTATTTTTTACACATGAAAAAATAAGCCTTAAAAAATAAGGGTTCTGTGAAGTTGTCGGTTGATGGTTTTTCTGTGAAAAATAGGTTAATGGGAGTTTGAATCTTGGGGTGAGAAACTTGGCTGAAAACGATGGAACAGGAGACAAGAGAAGGGTTCTGAAAAACTTGCTATGTAGAGACAGAGAAAAAACCATGAGGGGCTTAAAGCGGAAGCGTACACCGATACTTCAAGGCTATCCAACTCTACCACAACTACATAAGACCACACGAAGCACTAAACGGAAAAACACCAGCCGAAGCATGCGGGATAAAAGTTGAAGGTGAAAACAAGTGGCTAACGCTAATACAAAATGCCAGCAGACCTGCAAAATAACATTATAAACTTTGAAGGAAACCTTTGGCACTAGTTATTTTGATTTTTTCAGTAATGATTTTGTCACATATCAGCTTCTGGGCACGTTTTCTTAACTCACCATCATTGGTGACGAAATAGTCACATTTTGTATCGATTGCAGTTCTAAGATGCAGCGCATCAACAAAATCTGCATAGCCCTTTACATACTCCATAACTAATTTGAGAAAAACATCTGTCATGGTTTCAGGTTCGATGTAGTTCAGATAAGGATTTGTTCGGAGCTTTTCCGTCATGCTTGAAACAGACAACAATTGTTCGTTGTCCATAACGTAATTTCTTCTTTCCTTTGGGAATTCCCTAAATCCAAATCCATCTTTTATGACGTTTTGCAGAAGATAGTAATCCGTAAAATGTTCATGAATCTCCATGAGCGTGTAAAAAGAGATATAAATCTCAAACTTGCCCATTGCGCCTTTGTTTACTAACGAATAAGAAACTGATTTTTTCCCGTGCCCTTCTTGATAAAACTCGTTCCATAAATATGAAATTAGAACATTTGTATCCAAGTAGGCTTTCAAGCTTACTTCCTTTTCCTATGAACTTTTGAGGGAGTTCTTCGTTTTTCAGTTGGAGGACTCCATGTTCCCATGATTGTGCCTTTTGCTCCTTTTCTTGATGAACGCTGACGGATTTGGTAATATCGACCAGTCGTTGGGTTACGAATCCTTTTTCTGGCTTTGCTATATGACAATTGGCTTTCACTAGGTTCTAAATTGTTTTCCTCCGAATTTAATATTTGTCTCACTTCCACAACTCGCCAATCTAAGTGCCAAAAACAAGAGAGAAACCGACAAAATTTTGATTATCTTAGATTTCCGCTTACTCTTCGCATGGCTTGCCTCTGGGAATGCTTGGTGAATCTTCGATGCTGGTTCACAGGTTCCACAATAACTGTTGGTTCTTCCGCGTGTTTTGGCGTATCCACGTCTGGCAAGTCAAAACGGTTCGGTTGTGCTAACCATTGTTCAGCGGTTTTCGCTATAGGTGCCCTTAGTCTTTCGTCAACGCGTTTAGCTCGAAGGCTTCTGCGGTTATGGACACGTTGAACTCTTCTACGTTGCGCTAGGCTGTAACTCAATCAAGATACCTCAAAAGAAAAATAGTTAAGAAAATTCATAAGGCATATATATTCATAGGGGATATCTGGAGAGAAGCTGTTTGATTAATTATTGGATTTTCAAAGTGAAAGATGATAAGAACGAAAAATTCCACAGAACAGGACTTGAGATTTTTCAGCATCGCATGCCTGAACACTTTTGGGGTCTTAAGGAGCGCAATAAAGCTGGAAGAAAAACTCCAAACGTTGCTCATTTGAAAAAGGGAGATTTTGCTCTTTTTTATTTGGTCGGAAAATATTGCTTTCTTGGAACCCGTGTTTTGAAATCCCTTTTTAGGTCTAACCTGACGCTTGAGGAATTGAAGGCTATTACGCATCCAGAGTATCTTGATTTGGAAACAGGAGTGTTCCTAGAAGAAGGCGTTTTTGATGACTGGTCTAAGAAGCCTGTGCCAATAGAGCGACTAAAAGGGAAGGTGGATTTTGCTCCCCGCGAGAAAAATTGGGGTCAACATTTGCGGGGTAGCGTGACAAGAATAAGCGAAAAAGATTACTACACTGTTGTTCATAAACATAAACTGATTCAATAAAGTGAGCGAGAAAAAATCTTATCCGACGAATTTTCACATGGGCACCATTTCCGACGAAGACTTCACAGAACCAAAATAAGCCTTATTAAAAGGGGGTTTATAATCCAGTTTTTTTCTGGAAAAACTTAAAACCAAAAATAAACAAAAAATGTTCTTGGGTGGCGAGTGAGGTTGCCAAGTTAAGATTCACCTCCTAACTCTTCCTCACTTTCCACCCTCTTTTTAGCCTTAGTTGCCCTCTTAGAATATTGTTGGCTTAATGCCTTCTTAGCACTGAAACCGATTATTCCCGCAAGCCACGCAGCAACAGCAATCGGAACCTTAACCTCAGCAGGAACAAATTCAGGAACCGCTGCGGCAGCCGTTCCAAAAGCGACCAATCCAGCGCTCAATGAAACCACAATAGCTTCTGCCTTGCTCATTCTCATCACGCCACCTCCTGTGCAGCCCCTTTACTACGAGTATCCACAGATCCTTGACCAGACGGCTTTGGATTCTGGTCCCATAGCTCCCAGCCAAACTTAACCGCGTTCTTACGGAACTCGTCAGGCCGAATAAGTGGTGGAGTTGCAGTTGCAGCAGCAATCAAGTCCGCAGCCGTAATTTCAGGTGTCTCGGGACTGCCCCAATTCAAACGAACCCCAGCCTTAACAGCGTCAAAACCAACCTGCCTAACAATCACTGCGAAAACCTCACGCTCAACACGCCGCTTCACCATACGCTGCACAGGATCAATAAGCATATCCTGCAACTCCAAAGCCGCACGTGCAGAGGCCTCGGTGAATCCCGGCGTACTAAAAAGACGCGGCAACGGTGTTTCGCAGCCCAAATAAAATTGGTTAATCATATGATCAATATAAAACGTGAATCCCTGAGCCCGCGGATCAATCTGAACAGCGTTAAAATTCGCGTCCTTCTGACCGTGAAACAGCCACATACCCTCCTCAGGACGATTCTTAACCGCCCGCTCAAACTTCTCAATCGTCTCAGGCTTCGCACCTGGCAAACCAACAACCACGTCTGGTCCAGCGTACTTCTCAAAAACCTTAGGCATCAAACGCTCAATTTTCGCTTTCATCCAGGCAAACGCAGGGCGCTTATCATTGCTAATTGTTAAGGTGTGGAGCAGAACCTGCAGCAAACCCACGCCAAAACCCGAGTTGAAATTTTGGTTAATGTTCCAATGCAAAACAGCCTCAAGCGCAAGATCCCGCCCTGAATCACCGCTGTAAATAGCCCGAAGCGTATAAGCATCAACCTTATACGGAATCTTAAACCCCTGGACAGTGGTCAACTTGATTTTCTCAACCGCGTCTATAGGCATCCGCACAAACTCAACAAGCCGTTCAGGAGTCAACCGTAACCAAAAATCGTTTCCGCATGCAATAAGGCGCACAGCCATATCATGCAGCAAACCATCCAAATTAACCTCTTCACAGAATTCGTCGACAGCAGTCTTAGCTTTAGAGGCATCAGCATAACCCTTAACGGGAGCACAAGTCGTGTAAAACCGCTTCACAGCTGAAGCAGCAAGCAAATCCACGCTGCTCTTGCACGTGGGGTCACGCTCGTAAAGCTTCATTACATCAGCCAAAGAGATGTCAGAAGTCTCGTAAAAAACAGTGCCGTTTGGAGAAGCAGAGCCAGAAGCAGGCGCATACGACAAAAACTCGCGAATTCTCTTCAAAACTCCACTCAAGACAAGCCCTCCAAAAACCTTCGGCCTTTCTCCGTTATGCTGTAAGGCGCCCTATGCTCCCCAGAAGACTTGACAACATGGCCTTCTCCACATAACCAAATAAAAGTACTATCGAATTGTGCACGCGAACCAGGAAAGGAATCATCAAGGGCTTTTCGTGATAGAAGGCCTTTGCTATCCAATTCCTTTAGAACATGTTTTGCGAATTGAAGATCAACACGTTTAGGCTTTCGCACTAGCTTAATTCAACCTCAATGGGTTTTTGTTGACTAAAAAAGGGAGATTTATCAGAGTGAGCCGCAATGTTGTTGCACACTCGTAGTATCAGCAGATCACGCTTGCCATCCTTGCCGTAAACGTTCGCCGCAAGATCAGGCGTATAAGGCGCCATTTCAGCTCCGCAGAGAGGGCAGTAGAGCCAGCAGTCGCAGATGATGATGTCATTTTTACGGTCTGAGTAATGAACTTTTTTACAGTTCGAGCATTTTCCTTCAAACTTTGCCAATTCAATAACCTTGGACGGCTAAGCTTACAGTGAAGTCGCGATGCCAGTCATTTTTGAAACGCCTGTGCTACGTAAGACTCCTAAGCCAAATCGTGTTGTAGCCCTAACGCCATATTCGCCTGTTTTTATGTCTTGCCAATCTTCAACGGTTACATCTCTTCGCAACAGCATGATCGCTGCCACACGAGTGTCAATTGCATAGGCTACTCCGTTAGTGCATAGTGTGCTGGCTTGCACTTTCATGCCTAAAACGCTTGTTACAACGCCTTGTTCTATGTTTGTTTGTGCAGACGGTAAGTATTGGGCGTGAATGAATTTGTCATCGTTAAGCAACTGATGCAGTTGTGTTTCATGCACCGCGAGAACGTTGGGTCGCCAGTTTTCGCCACGTACGGCATTATGTAATTTCAGCAACCCGTTCCATGAGAGAGCCGCTGCGCCACCGGCGATTGGCGCTCCACCAGCCAAGTCGGCGTCTGCAATGGCTCCGTAAAGCGTAAGTATTTTGCTTGTTTCGTTTTCGCCTAAGATTCTGCCTACTTTTTCAACCATGTTATCCATAACGTTCCACGTTGCGTCTTCAGCGAACTCACGAGTCCATTCTTCGCTTGCCTCTGCAAGCTGGTTAGTTTGAATGTCAACAGTGCTATGCTTTTTACCGCTAAGCCTTGTAGTTGCACCTTCCGCATATGAATATGCAACAGCTTTTACGTCAAGCGGAAAACGCTCTAAAGTCTCAGTTGTTGGGCGAACGTTGATTATGTTTCTGCCAATAAGCTCTGGATAAGCAGCCTCTACAAGCGTGTCATGCATACGTCCTAAGGCGCCTACCATATCGCTGAATAGACCTTCCTTTATGCCGACTTCGCAATAGCGCTTGACAAACGGGTGCGTAGCTGCCTTTTCTTTTAATTTCTCGTAAAGCTGCTTATGCTCACTGTCCTTCGCCATTAAACTTTCAAAAAGTTTAGGCTTCATGGTAGATCACTTGTCCACGTAAACGAAGAGCAAGTCGTCTGCTGCCGTCGTCGTTTCTAGGGCTGTTCCAATCTTGCGGTTATAGTATATCGTGTAGCTCGCCGAACCGCCCTCAGAAACAGCCTGATCTGTTAGCATGAGTATTCTCTTTGAAGCATCCGCACCGTAAACCGCTTTACCGCGGGTTATCGCTGCGCCAGCCTTAACTTTGACCCTGCCCCTAGTAAGAACTGGGCACATAGCGCCTAAAGCCACAGTTTTTGTGGCTACGCCGATGCATTCTTGCGCAGCTGCTGCAGGACTAACTTTGTCGTCCGCGGAAAGATAAACAGGGTCGCCTTTAGTTATTGCAGCCGCAGCCTCATAGGACTCAATGACAGCGTTGGGATCGTCTGTTTCACCTATAGCCATCCAGCTTTTTCCAGTTAAATCAGCCATTCTTTATCACTCCAAAATTGTTTTTTGGTTTCAGTCGGTTCGTCCCGCTTACTCCCACCCACAAGAGTGAGTGTGAAATCAATCTCCCCGTGCTTTGGATCTTTCCTGAAGCTTGTAAATTGCACTGCGGATTTCTTGGCATTCTCGCTGCATACCAAGAGTACTACGTTCAACCGCTGGACTCGGCAAAAGCCCTTCAAGAATCGTGATAGCCTCTGAGATGGGCACGGTTTTAGGCGGGTCCTTAACAAGACTACTAGGCGGCTTCTGTTCGAGCAGTTTTTGAGCATCCGCGAGCTTACTCTCTGTTTCTGCAAGTTTCTTTCGCAGACCTTCAACTTCCTCAGTTAGTTTCTTAACCTCGCTAGCTTCAGCTGTTTTCCCTATTGCTTCTTGCACTTTAGCTTCGACAAGCGCCTTCAATTCTTCTTCGTTCAAACTTTCAACCCCTCTCGGCGTGCCCTGACCTGCAGAAGCACCTGCCGTTGAAAGCTTCTCCAAAACCTGCACGTTAGTCTCAGGAATACCCGGCACAGCCACAAGGCTCAACTCAGCATTATGCAAGCCATGTGGAACCTTTCCATCAACAACATCAATAGCCTCGTAATCCGCGCCTACACTCACATGCTGAACTAAGCCCTTGCGAATCTTGTCGGCAACGTCGCTTTCGTAAATCTCAGCCTCATACCAAAGAGCGTGACCATCCCAATCCGTCTTCGTAACCTTGCCAATCGCTTTGTCAACAGAAACGTGCTCGATGTAGACGGGTGAATTAACGAGTTTAGAAGCAAAACCCTGCAGTTCCTCGGGCGTATAGATGTTGAAGTTCCTGCTCATGCCCGCAGTCATTGCTATTCCGCGAATCTTCAAGGGCTTGTCAACAATTTTCTCGAGGACGGTGAAGGGCAAGACTGCTGAGAAATGCTCAAGTGAACGTTTGCAATCCTTGCATTTCGTTTGAACCTCGTCTTGGTCAGGTGTTTCACTTTTCTGCAT